CCGCCTCCACCATGACCGGTTTTCCCAGGGGCCCCGCCTGCGGTAAGAGCGGTGAGCACGGCATGCTGAGGAGGCTTGGAGAGCAGTACCTCTAACGCACTGCCCTTGGGAGGCTTGGCCGAGAGGGCATCCAGCATGGCTTGAGTGGCCGGGTCACCGGCCTCAGGAGCAGTCGACTTCTTGTGACCACCACCGAACAGACCATGCCATGCACTAGAGACAGCGTGACCGATCTGATGCCGGAACCCAAATGCGCCAACAGCCAAACCGGCTGCACCAAGTGCTAGTCCAACCGGTAAGCCAGCAACAGTTGCATCCGCAGCAAGACCAGCTTCTTCCAGACCACCAGCAGCAGCAAGAGTGCCAGCTTCTTCGCCTACACCAGCTTCAGCAGCACCCGCACCACCCTTACCAAATAGACCTTTAGCCCCCCTCCACAGGCCACCAATACCCTTGCCAATTCCCTTACCGACCTTGCCAACAATCCCACCTGAGGGGGCCTTGCCCAGCCAGTCACCCAACCGACCAGGGACAATCTTGCCCAATATGTTGCGGACGAAGGGGATCCGGCGAGCCAAACCCAACCCCATGGCTCCCATACCGATGTCCCCGATGAGGCTGCCACCACCCAGCAGGTTGGTAAAGCCTCCGGGCCCGCCACCGAAGATAGAGCCAAGCGGCCCGGTCGCATTGTTGGCTAGCTGAAGGAGCTTGTCGGCTGCCGTGTTCAGTTTGTCGGCAGCGTTAGCGATGGTGGGCTCTGCCTTGGACTTGAGCCGCTCACCCTGTGACTGCGCCTGTAGCTGCTTGTAAGCCGAGGTATTGAACCCTGCCGCCGCCCTACCACCCTTGGTAGTTACATCAGGGAGAGGGCCGAATTGGCCCTTGTCTCCTCGTGCTGCTTTCGCCATGGCATAGGAGTAGAAGCCCTGAAACTCCGGGCTGGATGGGTCCATGCCCAGGTAAGTGGTCAGGTTGTAGTAGGCGGGGCTACCAGGAGACAGGTCAGTCTCAAGCTGTGCCGATGAGGGAGTCTGTCCCCGAAATAACTGCTGAAAAATAGCTTCAAAGTTCTGCTCAGGAGCCTGCGCCTGACCCCAAGGCCGCAGGGTCATGCCCACGTTGCGAGCCCGGTTCAGGAAGGCGGGCTGCTGCATAAAGTTCTGCGCCTGCATGGCCTGTTGGCGGTTCAAGCCAGGCACCATGGTCATCAACTGCTGGGCCCCGGTCTGGAAGGTGCTCCAGTTACGGCCCGCCGTGGTACCAGCCCCGGTGGGAGCAGCCCCCATCTGAGTCATCATGTACCAGTTGGATTGGGCGTAGTCCGGGTAGTTCTGCGCCAGTGTGCCCTGAGGCATGACGTAGAACTGGTTGGCCCCGCCCCCGAACCACTGGTTGCCAAGCTGGCCGATAGTGCCACCCTGGATGGCGTTCGACCACATGCTGCCCGCTGCGTTACCGAGAGCATTGGTGAACGCTCCGGTGGCAGCCGGGATACCAGCGGTGGCGACGTTGCCCCAGAAGGAGGGCCCCTGTCCGGTCATGGAGCCGGGGTTACCGGCTGCTGCGCTGCCCTGGCTCAGGGTGCGCCACATGCGGGACCACCAGCCGCCCTTGGCTGCGGTGCCCAGAGGCTGGCTAGAGGTGCCTGCGTCACCGGTCCCGCCGCCACCCGGATTGGGCGGGTTATCCCACTGACCTCCCTTTGGTGGAGCTCCACCACCAGGAGCTCCACCAGGAGCTCCACCCCCTGCACCAGCGTTCTGTAGCTGCTGGAGACTGTTCTGTAGCTGCTGGATGGTGTTGGCGAGCCTGCCGAAGACCCCGGTAGCTTGCGTGTCGAGGTTGCCGAAGGCCGTCGTTACCTTGTCGATGGCCCCAGGGATCTCACCGATGGCATCTGCAAATGCTTTTGGTCCGCTGGCATCGAACAGCCCAGCCCCGTAGCCGTCAGCCATCAGTCCTCATTCACGATCACCTGGATCCAGTGCTGCCGCTCTGGATGGGGCATGGCTTTGATCTCGGACAGCGTCCAACCAGGGAAGCGTTCCGAGATGCGTTGGTACTGAAGATAAAGGAGGTCGAAGCCGGTGAGGGTATTAGCGAAAAATGTCGATCAAGCTGACCTGGTAGTCGGCGTCCCGACCGCACTTTGTGCATGTAACCCCCACCTCCTCCATGCGGGGGCCGGGTTGCCCGTCCGTTAGAGCTTGTGCAATTGTGCGCCGGTCAGCCATGCTCAGCTTCTGAGCCATGCCACCTGGGACCGGCACCCCATCGATGCTGCGAAGGCAGTGATCGATAGCGATGGTGGTTTCCTCCGGGCCGGTGCGGCTACCGTCCCCCACGATGTCCAGTTGAGCTCGCCCATTCAGGAGAGCCAACACCGCAGTGCGACCATTACGGAGCTCGACACTGATCTCCTGGTGCCGTGGATTCTCCAGCTTCTTCTCAGTGATGCTGTTGAGCTCCACGATGGTGCCAAAGGCCTGGCCGCACACTTTGCAGGGGAAGTCAGGCACCTCCCAATCAGTGCCGAAGGTGAGGATGCGGATCGCCAGCATGAGCGCAGCCCGGTCCCCTATCAGCATGCGCTGGAGCAGAACCGGTGTGGCGTGGAGGTTGCCGATCTCCAGCACACAGCGCTTGAGGATGAGGTCAACCACCTTGGCGACATTGGTGGTCGGGCTCAGGAGCTCCCGAGCCATGGCCTCCTCGTCGGCCCCACTGATCTCCTTGATCCGGCACTCAGTATGGAGAGCTCCATCCTCATCGAGGAAGCCACCCGGCAACACCACCGTGTCAGTGGGGAGCGCATCCATCATGGGCACCGAGGAAGCAGTGATCTGGCGTACTGCTTCGTTGGCCCGCATGGGGTCGACAGTCGGGTCGATGACGTTAGGGTCGGAGGGGTCGATCACTCCTGCCGTCAAGCCCTCTAGGTCACGGAAGGTCATATCTGAATGGCAGCCGGAACGTAGACTCCAGAAGCGTTGGAGGCCGCAGTGATGAGCTCCCAACCCTCATGGGCCAGAGTCAGCGTCTCGATAAAGACAGCGTTCCCACCGGCTTCCAGATCACTGAAGCTGTAGCCCATAGGCCAGCAATTCCACACCTGGAAGCGAGCCTTGATGGGCGGGGTGGGCATGGGATCAAGACCCGCAGCACCGTTGCCCTTCGTGACCGGATGCTCCAGCACGTCGATGGTCACACCGATACGGAAGTTCACTCCTGGCGGGCCGAATCCCCTGCCTACTTGGACTGAGAAGATCTGGCTGAACCAGTGGTATATCTCATTGGTCCCGGTGGATGAGCCCTCCGATCCTGACGTAATTATGGGGGCTGCCATAAGCCCTCTTGTCAAGGTAATTGGACCGAACTCAGATTGTCCGGGCATCTTCCTCGTAGTTGTATTGTTCCCACCTTCACGATAAGGAATGACCTCATTGTTGACTGCCAGGCCAGACATAGCCATGAATCCAAGCCGAGCCATAGTGGTCAAACCAGGGGTGGTGTTGTGAAGATTGACCCTGAACCGGAAGTTCCGTAGAGGATCAGAGTCGATACCTCGTGATGTCATGGTTCCTCCTCAGGATGTGATCGAGGTGCTTTGCCCGCCAGCCCACTGGCCGATCTTGATGACCACAAACTCTGCGGGGTACTCAAGAGCGACGCCAACCTCGACATTAACGATGCCCTGCTGGATGCTCTGGGGGGTGTTGTTGGTGTTGTCACAAATGATGTAATAGGCCTCCGACGCAGACGTACCGCTGAGCCCACCGCTTTGCCAGAAAGCCATCAAGAACTGGTTGAGCACCGAACCAATGGAGTTCCAGAGAATCCAATCGTTGGGCTCAAAAACAGCGAATTTGGTCATGGCAACCATCTGCGTCGACAGATAGATCAGGCTGCGCTCCACCGACACATAGCGAGTCACCAGGTAGGGCGACAGGGTCCGAGCTCCCCACAGCACCACCCCGGAGCCAGGCACCGAGATGATGCAGTTGACGTTGGACTGCGTCAGCAAGCCCTGGTCGTCGTTGGTCAGGGTTGTCTCCAACCCATAGGCTCCCAAGAGCGTGGTCCCCAGGCCCGCTGGAGCCTTCGCCACCCCCCGGTTGTGATCGGTAGCCATGTAGAGCCCCACCACGAATCCACCAGGCGGCACAAGACGGGTCCGACCCTGTACCGGAGAGTACGGATCAGCGATGATCACCTGGGGGTAGTAGACCGCTGCCTGGGCACTGGCCGGGATGTTGTTGACGAAGGTGTTGACCATGTCAGAGGGCCCGTAGCCCTGCGGACAATCCAGCACCACGAAGCCGTCGCCCCGGTTCTGGGCGTAGGCGATGACGTTGCCGATGTCAGTGAAGTTGGGCGGGCCCCCCGTTGCCAGTCCCGGCATGTTGATCACGAAGGGCTGGTCCGGGTACTTGTCCAGCTGCTGAAGAGCGATCTGCTGATCCTGGAAAGTGATAGCTGCACCGTCAGTACCATTTACCAGCGGCGTGGACTGAGAGGTGGCAGCCGGGATGTTCTGCGGAGGAGGAGTGGGCGTGGAGTTCTGCTTTCCAACGTCCACCACGTTGATGTAGTGCGAGCCGGTGAAGCTGCTGTTGATCACGTCGGGGGCGTACTCAGCGTTTTGCGTCCCACCCACGGTGGCTCCAGTGGGATCCATGGTCATGGGGCCCCACTGCTCCACCTGATTGATAGGAGAGGAGCCCTGGTACTTCACCCTCAGATAGAAGGTGTTGATCACCCCTGTGGCCGGGTCTGCCTTCCCGTTAAGGATGTCGATCCAGATGTTGTCACCCCAGGCTCCGGGACTGATGGCGTTGACCTGCAAGGTGGGCTGCACACCTGAGGTGTTGCTGTCAGCGAAGGTCACCGTTGCCACCGTGGCCTTGGACTCAGCCGTCTGCACCGGCAGGGTGCGGACGATCACGGCGGCTGTTCCTCCTGCCGAGAAGTAGCAGTAGACGGCCAGATGCAAGTCGCTGGGAGGAAACTGCTTCTCAAACCCGCCGTACTTGGCTGTGAAATCCTTCCAGGACGTGACAATGGTGGGCTTGCCGTACCCGGTGGCCGGGTCTACCGGGCCCCGAGGCGTCCAGCCAACGAAGGCTGCCGACGCCGTCCCCGGTGTGGATGAGACGTAGGTTGGGAATGCCGACTCATCGACGTACACCCCCGGCCTGCTGAGTGTGACCATGTCATTCTCCTGCTGTCTGTGATTGGTACTGACCGGGAATAGAGGGGTCCAGAGGATTGCCACTGGTGATGGTGGCGACAGCGGCGGGACCGTAAACCAGGTCACCGCTCCCCTTGTCAAAAATGCTCAGACCACCCTTGGTTGTCTTGGCAAATACGGTCATGATCACCTGACGTACCCGGATATTGGACACCGCTTGCGATGCCCTGATCTCGGTGGGGATGCGGATGTGGTAGATCTGGCGAAAAATCCGCTTGTCGGCTTCCATGCCGTTGGCCCTGCTCACGGCCATGACGGTGATGCGGCGCACCGTGCCGCCTGGGCAGTCCATCTGAGCGAAGCGAGCATGCAGTCGGTCCTGGATCAGGTGAGCACTGATCTGACTGATGTGCTGGTTGATCCGAGCCGAGGCCGTGACGACATAGTCGAAGTCAATCGGGATCGGATAATCCATCATGACCACGTTGTCGAAAGGAATGTCTTGAAGATAGCGATAACCCGCTGGCACCCAGCCCCGGTGCTCCCGGTCATGCGCTACCTGCTCACCCAGGAAATTTATGATGATGTTCGGGTATGTGAGCCGCCGCTCCTCACGCTCCGGGTTGTGAAACCACACCGGCACCGGGCGAGGCGTCGGCTCTGGAGCATTCAAGTCGGTGACCGTGATGCCCGAGAGGTGCTGCTTGAGAGCGAGATCCTCCTCTACATACAGCCCCATGAAGGGCGGGTTGGGCTGGGTGTCGAGGAACATCTGGCTCATTGGATGATCGCCTGCTCTGCCAACGAGTTACAGAAGGCCCCTTCCACGTCCTTGGACTGCTTCGCCATGTCGATCACCACGTCGGACACGGGGTAGATCTGCTCCATCTGGCGAGCCTTGGGCACCAGCGGGTGACCGGGCGGCAGGCCCGCCACCACGTTGCCGTCCTCAAAGGTGGTGAGGGCGTTCGCCACGTCGGCGTAGTCAGCCAGGGCACTGTCACTCATGATGATCATGTGCATGCGCTCCACCAGGAGCTCGCATGCGGTATGCCCAGCAGCCAGCACGACCTTGGTGTCGGACATCTTTTTGTAGGAGCTCGCCGCTTTTTTCACAATGGCGAGGTCCGACTTACGGACGCACCTGAACACAGGAGGCAAATTTTCCCTCCGAACCTGGGCATTTTCTGGCGGGTACAGCTTGACCGGTGATAGCAGACCGGCTAGGGCCAAGCGTAGGTCCGGGTGTTCACCGACCCCTGACCACCCAGGCCTAGCCTTGGTCTGTGTCAGTAACCGGGCCCGTCTCCGGGCTGCCCAATCCCTACGACATCACGGCGGGTCAGCCGGGGCAGTATCCCGACACCGACCAAGCGCTGGTCTATCCGCCAGTCAACCCGTCCTCGACTCAGCGGATCGCTCAAATGGCCCGCCTGCGTCTGCGGGATCTGCCCCGGCCCTTCATCTGTCGCCAGACCACCAGCGGAGTGGCTTGGCGGTTTGAGCTCCCGGTGGAGAACATCCACCGGCAGACCATCCAGATAGCCCTCACCGATACCACGGCAGGAGGTACTACTTCTCCTGCTCTGAACGTCGACTACTTCCTCGATGACCACGGTGGGATCGTCGTCTTCAACGAGGCACCCGCCCAGGGTCTGCTCATGGTGGCCCAGGGCACCTACTACCGGGATCTGCTGCCGCCCGAGCTCGATCTGTATGTCCGCACGGCCTACATCCAGCACACCTACGGCACCGAACCGATGTCTGACATCGATGGTGGCTACCCGCCTGTTCAGCCGCCGCCCGTGGCTATGGACGGTCAGCCCGTCAACTATGGCACCCCGGCTCCCATGATGATCAGTGAGGTGGAGGAATACCCCATCTCCATCCTGGTCACCATCATGGCCCTGTGGGACATGGCGGTCGGGGCGGCGCAGCAGCACGATGTGCACACCCCTGACGGGGTGAGCATCCCGATCAGCCAGACCTTCCAACAGATCACGGCCATGATCAACATGCTCCAGGGGCAGTACCTGGCTCTCTCCTCTGCCCTGGGTGTGGGACTCTACCGCATAACACAGAGCCGTCTGCGCCGTATTTCTCGTACCACCAAACGACTTGTGCCTCTATACAGGTCGAAGGAGTACGACGATCTGACGTGGCCGCAAAGGGAGATGCCGCAAATAGATGTGACGCAAAAGATGTACACCTACCAGGGCACCTGGAGTCCCGACCGGCCCTACAACATCCAGGACTTGGTGGACTTTGAGAACCGTCGCTACGAGGCTCTCCAGCCCAGCACCAACATCAACCCAGTGCGAGACGTGGATCCTACGACCGGCTCTGGCTATTACTGGCGATACACAACCATCAACACAGGGTGGGTGGGCTGGTGGTGACCTACTGGTGGCGTCCCTACATGGCCTGGGGCCGACGACAGTTCTCAGTTGGCATCCGGCGTCGTCGCCGGGACCGGATCCAGCCCGAGTACCGCTACTTCCGTATAGAAAATGGGTGGTGGTAGATGTACACACCGGCTTGGTATTCCAAGGATCGTCTCATCCGCATCAACGAGGTGATGAAGGGGTATCAGCGTGTATGGGGCGAAAGCGTCCTGTGGTTTGAGTACGACGCCATGGATGCTACCAAGCACCAGGTATACGACGAGGGCCCCAGCCGGGTGTGGTACCCGCCCGTGGTGCTGCCAGTGATGTTCCTGGACTTCCGCCAGGATGATCCCGAGAATGTGGAGGAGGGCTTCTACGTCCTCTCCACTGCCTCCATCGTGTTCCAGGTCACCGAGGCTGTGGACCGCTTCCAGATCAACCCGTTGTCAACGGCGGCACACTTTAGGGACCGCTTCTCCTACGACAACATCGTGTACCGGGTCACGAAATATGAGAAGCAAGGCTTTGTTCATGGCACCTATTTAACGGTGTCTGCGCTGGGCGAACAGGTCAAGGGTGAAGAGGTGGTGAATGACGCTCAGCAACAGGACTTCTTCGTACAGACTTTGACATGGTGACCACGCTGCATGACTTCAACCTGAGTGCGGGGGCCGACTGGCAGAAGGTCATACGCCTGCGGGATGTGATCACTCAGAAACTGGTACCGCTGGCCGGTGCCGTCATGGAGATCCGCAATACCAACAACGTCCTGGCCTTACGCCTCGATGCCCCCAGCAGCCGGTGCTACATCCTGCCTGACGGGGCGTCCATCCAGCTACACATCCCGGCCCAGGACAGTTACACCTACTTCCACTCAGGCAATTATCCCGGTGCCGTCCAAGCGGTAGGACTGTGGGGCATTAGCCGAGCCTACGTCTATGACCTGTTCGTGCTCTATGACAACAACGGAGCTCAAGACCGCATCATGCGGGGCTGGTTCTACGTCGATCCCAACATCACCCAGCCCCTCGATCCAGAGATGAACTATGCGCTCGCCATCGGGCAGAGAGGTAGCTGGTCGCAGCAATGAGCAACCCCGTTCTGACTACCAGCGAGAACATCATCGAGATCCTTACCCCCGGCCTCCCTGGCCCTGCCGGTATACCCGGACCTTCCGGGGCGCAGGGCGTGCAAGGGCCCCCCGGACAGGTAGGCTCAGCGGGCCCACCTGGTCCCCAGGGGCCTCCAGGCGGCTTCACCATCGCCGCAACCGTGCTGGATCCGACCTACCTGCCTGCGGTGCCCGATGCATCGCAGGCAGGCATGGTCTGGCTTGTCGGCAATCCGCCCCTGGTGTACTTCTATGACGCCACAGCGGGCTGGGTAGTACTGAGTGTCGCTGCTGGCCCCCAGGGGCTGACAGGGACTCAGGGGCTCATTGGATTGCAAGGAATACAGGGAGTTCCCGGTCCCACCGGAGCTCAAGGGCCCGTAGGTCCGCAGGGCTTGCCGGGTGGCATGAGCAGTCTCATCCCCCCGGTCTGGCTCGACGCCAAGTCTTATCTCGTGGCTCCCTGGCAGGCCATCGCCGGATCCTCAGTGTCCTGGCTTCAAGATGCCTGGGGCCGGGTGCAGCTACGAGGCGAGGTGTTTTATTCGGGCGGCAACCCGCCCGATGCCACCGTCATCATGTCCTGCCCTCCGGGCACTACTCCTAAGCAGAATGCCGTCCTGCCCGCCGTCCAGGACGTAGCCCCGGCGCAGTTTTACCGGGTGGATGTTGGCACTGACGGCTCTATACGGCTGCGCTTTCCGCCCCCATCGGGTACCGGCCAGCTATTCCTCGACAACATCAGTTGGCTCACCCAGTAAGGAGCACACCATGACCGCAACCGAAGACCCCACCCCGCCCCCGGAGCCCGAGCCTGCACCTACGCCTGCGCCCGAACCTGAGCCCGAGAGCTCTGATCCCTCCGACCCCACACTGTCCCATTCCCATGACCGGACGACTCATGTCGAATCAGCCGAGGGAGGGACACTTCACCACGAGTCTGAAGGTCAGACCGAGGTCAACACTGGAGACGCCGATGAGTGATATAGACCAGCCAGAGGGTGAGGTCAGCGAGCAACCTGCCATGGAGCCTGACGATGTACGGGGGCCAGATGGCGAGGAACTGGAGTGGCCCGAGCCACAGGATGATCCCGAGGAAGAGCTAGGTGAGAGCAAGGCCAATGACGGCACACCAGGAGCAGTAGAGGAGCAAGATGGCACTTAAGAGAGTCGGTATTCCGAGCCCGAACTACTCCAGCCGAGGCGGCTCTAAGGTCAGACTGATAGTGCTCCATACGGCGGAAGGAGCCACGACATACCAGTCGTTGGGCTCGTATTTTTCCAATCCAGCTAGCCAGGTATCGTCCCATGTAGGCATAGACGACACCGTAAATACGGTCGGAGAATATGTCGGTCGGTCCAATAAGGCTTGGACTAGCTGTAACGCCAACCCCGTGGCCGTGCAGGCAGAGCTCTGTGCATTCGCAGCCTGGTCAAGTAATGATTGGGCCGGTCACCAGCAGATGCTCGCCAATACTGCGGCCTGGATAGCCGAGGAGTCAGCCGCCTTCGGCATCCCCATCGTGAAGCTCACGGCTTCACAGGCTCAAGGTGGATCAGCCGGTGTCTGTCAGCACCGGGATCTCGGTAGCTGGGGCTGTAGTCACACAGATTGCGGCAACGGGTTCCCTATCGATCAGGTCATATCAATGGCTACCGGCAAGCCACCCACGCCCACGCCACCGACACCTACACCCACCCCTCCTCCCTCAGGGAAAGCGCCCCCCTTTCCCTACCCATCCTCCGACTATCTGGGGCAACCATCCTCCGACCCACACTGCCATTCCGGCTACTACGGCGGCGTGGATAACACAAACGTGGCGACCTGGCAACGGCAGATGGCGGCACGGGGTTGGTCGATAGGTGGCATCGATGGTATGTACGGTCCAACCTGCACCAATATCTGCCGCCAATTCCAGCAGGAGAAGGGCTTGTCCGTTGACGGTTTGGTGGGGCCGCAGACGTGGTCAACGAGTTGGACGGCCCCGGTCACATAGCCATGCTCGCCAGTGTCTGGGATTCCGGCTTCGCCATCGCCACCTGGTTCATGGTGGCGTTCATCTGGGGGGTCGGAATCCTCTGCGCCGTCATCAGCTTCAGGAAGCGTCACATGCTGTGGTTCATCCTAGGATTTTTCTTCGTGGTGTGCTGGTACATCGGAGCGCTCCTCCCTGACCGTCGCAAGGTGGTGGTTGTGGAGGAGCGCCGTTAGATGTGGCGAATGGTGATGGTGCCCTCATTGCAGCCTGCTGTACCGGAGTCGCCGCCATCGTCACGGCCTGGGCTGCCATAATCCGGGCCAAGCACACGGGCAACGATAAGTGCGAGGAGGATCTGGCTGCCGCCAGGAAGGAGGCAGAGGAAGCTCAGGCCAAGCTCCACCACATACGCATGACGCATCCAGAGGTGATGGACAACGAAGAGGAAGACGACACTGAGAGGGGGGCGATCTCTCCGAACTTTCTCCTGTTCATGGCCGTCATCTTCGTAGCAGCATCGATTCTGTTCGCACTGTTAGCGGGGCACAGCAGGACAGCGAACGGGCAGACGGGTAGTACCGGACCACCAGGAGCTACCGGACCAGCGGGACCGAAGGGGCCACAAGGCGAGAAAGGCGACACCGGCCCACAGGGACCGAAAGGACCGATAGGACAAGCCGTCAGCAACCTCGTAACGCCAGGAGTGTTAGGTGCAACAAGACCCGGATCAGGAACTGCGGGAGCGGCGGGAAGCGTGGGAGCAACGGGAGCTACCGGAGCCATCGGGGCCACCGGCAGCCAAGGCCAAGCGGGAGCCACGGGCAGCCAGGGAGCGGCGGGTAGCCAGGGTCCAGTTGGCCCACCTGGAAGTACCGGACCTGCTGGCCCTGCTGGGCCTACCGGCCAGCGAGGCCAGACTGGATCCACCGGGGCTAGTGGTGCTCAGGGTCCACCCGGCGTACCTGGCCCTGTAGGACCGAGGGGCCCAGCGGGGCCACCTAGTGGCTTCTCTTGCCCTGGCGGCTCATCCCTGCAAGAGCTCAGCATCAATGGCAAGGGTGGGCAGAGCACAATTTGGGCCTGCGTGATCGGTTAGAAGGTGGGAGAGGGGGCTGATGTGAGGGGCCCCCTCTCCCGGTTGGACCGGAGAAGCATCCTGTCCGAGCTCAAGATAACATGCACCTTGATCACCTAACTGGTGGGCCCCGAGAACCGAGCCGGGAACACGTCGTCCATGTAACCCAGGGCCCCAGCCATCAGCGGATTGCGTTGGGCTGTTTGGTTCAGCATGTCCACCAGGTCAGGCCAGTTGAACGGCGTGGTGCCCTGCGACTTGGCGTAGATGATCAAGCTGGTGAGCACCTTCATGACCACAGCGGCGTAGATCAGTTGATCGGTAGTCAAGGTCAGCGCCGCCTGGCTTCGCATGATCACCGCAGCGACCTGCTGCACCGAAGGAGCCATGGTCAGGCTGGTGTAGCCGTACAGGGGTACGACCACAGCCCGCCCAGTCACGTCAATCGTGGTGCTGGCACTCAGTACGACCTGGCCGGATACATGCAAGGGCTGGGGCACGATGCTCTGGCTGGCATGGGCCGACATGACGACCAGGCCCAGCTTGGTGACCAGGCCGATGATCTGGAGGCTGGAGCGCTCAGTAAGGTGCACCCCACCGAAGCGGATGGGAATACCCGGCGTCGCCAGCGTGGTGGTGGCATGCAGGTCAGCTATCGCCAGTTGCCTGAGCGAGGCCGAGACGAACAGACTGCTGTGCACCGGCATGGAGATGATGCCGGGGCGCATGACCCCACCCGACAACGTCATCTCCACGAACGGGGCCATCGAGATGTAAGCGATCTGAGTCGCCTTGGCCGTGATCGTGAGCCTGGCTGAGCCAGCCAGATGGGCTGCTCCTACCGGCACCCGCAGGCCCGCCACCGTCAGTTTGGCCGTGACCGTGTGGTGGACTACCGCCAGGATGTGAGTGAGGTCAGTGGTCACCAAGGAGGTAGAAGCGGCCATGCTGGTGCTACTGGTGGTGCTGACGTGAGCGACCACATTAAGGGCACCGGAGCCCTTTAAAAGCACCGCAGCGAACTGCTGCACAATGCCTGGCTGCACAGTCAGGACGTTGTGGGCCACCATGGGGATGACCCCGAATTGCTGCACCTTGGTGTTGCTCACCGTCAGGTGGGCAGTGGCCGCATGCTGGACGTTGATGAAACCAAGAGCGGTTGCTGAAGTCGTCAGGCTGGCGTTGGCTGCCATTTGGGCCAGGCCAAACCACTGGGGAGCAGTGGCAGCGAACAGGTTGGCCTGTGCGTTCAAAGAAGCGACGCTGTAGGTAATCAACCCGCCCGTTGTTGTCAGGCCAGCGGTCGAGCTCATCACCACCCCGGCCTGCTGGACCGTTATGCCGCCCGCTGTCATGGCTGCCAGGGCAGCCATGGTCACGCCGCCGAATTGCAGCCTGACACCGGTCACCGAGAGGCTCGCAGAACCCCCCAGAGCGACCCCAGAGAGGATGGTTTGGGCCGCAGTGACAGAGAGCCCGGTATTGCCAACGAGAGCCGTAGCAGCCGCCTGAGTGACCTTAGGAGTCATCGTCAGAGCAGCCACCGGGGACATCAGCACCGTGGCATAGGTGATGCCGGTACCAGGAGTGACGGTGAGGTGAGCCGTGCCAGACAGGGCCACCGAGGCCATCTGGACAATGCCCGTGGTCACCGACATGTTGGAGGTGGCGACGTGCGACACCTGGGCTACGGCCTGCCGTATGGCCGCAGCGCTCAGGGTGGCCCCGCCTGCCAGGGTGACACTGGAGACTTGCTGGACTGACGCCGCCACCGACATAGAGGCGTGGGCGGGCATCGCCATCGAAGAGGTGGTGAGAGCGATGGCAGTAACCGACAACTGAGCCGTAGCCGACTCAGCAACCGCCCCTCCACCAATGACGAGCCCCGCCGTAACCGACAGGTTGCCGGTCCCGGCCAGACCTACTGTCGAGTCCTGAACCTGGTAGTACTGCCGGTTGTAGTTAAGCGGGTAGAAGCGAGGCATTCATCAGCCCGATCCCAAGTAGCTGACCGTGGCTGCTGTCGCCGTCGAGCCAGGAACACCGCTCATGCTCACCCCCGAGGGGCAGATCGAATAGATCTGGAAGGTCTGACCAGCCACAGCCAGGATGGTGTCGACAGCAGCGGTGGAGATGACCCCGGTGCCCGCCGAGTAGGAGAAATCATCGATGGTGTTGGAGCCGCCCCACCATATCTGGGTCCGCAGATATTGACCGGCTGCGGTAGGGGTGGCCTGGACCGTGCCGGTGACCCGGTACCAGCCAGGAAGTGGTGCCGTAAAGACACCACCACTTATCAGGCCATAGGGATCCCAATTGGGTGTGTCGATGCTGATGGCTGTCGGGGCGTTGGTGATAATGAAGGCCCCGCTGCGATAGCCCCTGGCGTGGAGGACATCACGAGCCAGCTTCCAGGCCCCGCTGTTGACATTGTTCTTCGCCACCCAGATCCCGCCCAGGTTGTCGGTATAAGTCTGGATGGTGCTGCCGGTGGTGACCGGCGCAGGCAGGTTAGGGGTCCGGGCGTCGACATAGGCCTTGGAGCTCAAGTCCGAAGCTAGGATGGGCTGAGGAGCCGTAGGAGCCGCAAAGACCACCAGGTTGGACGCATTGGGTGTGCCCACACTGGCCGTGACCTGGACCGTGTTGGCATCAACGACAGCGATCTCAGCCTGGATGAGAGCGTTGGTTACCGCATCCCATAGCTGAGTGATGACGTTGCGGCTGTTGAGGTTGTGAGTGACGATGTAGCTCGATCCTTGACCCAGCGCCGGGATGGACTGGATGAAGGTGCTGCCTCGCAGGAGCGGACGCTTGTCGGTGACGTTGGCCGTGACGATGGTGGTGACCTGAGGCCCCACTAGCACCTGAGCAAGTTCCATGCAACTAGCCGGAAGAGCAGGGGGTGTCTGAGAGCCGGTGGTGGCAGGAGTCCCAGCTACAGCCTGGAAGAGGAAGTCGCTGTTACCACCACCGGCCACCCAATCGTCTCGCACCTTGGCAACGATGCGGTCGATGCGAGACTGCCCAGCACCCGGAGCCGCCGTGATGGGCACGTTCTCGACAGCATCAGACCAGCAGATGTACGAGCCCTGGTTGGCGATGTCAGAGCCAACGACCAGGCCCCGGCCCGCCGCCACATCCACCGTCATGTTGGCCGTGCCAGCATGCTGGGATACCAGCCAGGCCCCGGTCCCCGAGAGGAGACAAGGGCCCGTGCCCAGGGCATCGGTGATGAAGAGACGGTCTAGCTGAGCCGGGTAGGTCGCCTCCTGCATCCAGGAAGGGGCGTACCTGGTCATGGGCTAGCTCAGCGTCTTGGTATATGACCCTGAAGCAATCGAAAAGGTGTCACCAGCGTTGACTGTTTTGGAGGCCGATAAAGCCCCGAACCACCGTCTAACCGGGGTGCCAGCGCTGTCCCACTCGTCCACCCCGGTCACCGTGCAAGCAGGCATGTTCGGGTAGGTCAGGGCCACATTGGACGAGATCGAACCACCCGCCGAGGCAGCAAAGGTGATGGTCTGACGAGCATAGGAGCCGCCTGCCACCTCTGTGCCCGGAGCGGTAGCTGTGCCGGTCGCCGTGACCAGGGCCACCTTGACTGGAGTGGTGACGGCGGTATAGGCAGCCTGGCCGCTGCTGGCGTTCAAAATGGCATTGGCTTCAGTGGTTACAAGGTTTGCCACTACGCCTCCTCAGTGGTCGGGATGTTGAAGTCAGGGGACTCGACAGCCACTCGCTCAAAGAGCGTCTGGAGATGCTCGCTGGTGCGGTTCTGGAGTGCCTGATCAAAGGCATCCCCGATGGGGTGATCTGAGATCTGCTCTACGTCGACCGAGCAGATCTCACAGCCGTCTTCGGCACAGCACTGCACATGCTTAGTGACTGAGAGATCCAAGCCCTCGCCCGTAACCGGGTGGTTGAAGGCGACGTACTGGACATGATGGGCATGCGTGTCGGTCTGGCCGCACTTGGCGCATGTCCGAGATTCTGTGGTGTCAGGTGCGGTCAAGGTTCCTCCTAGTGATAAACGACACCCCGGCTTTCCAGCCAGTCGTAGAGATGCTTCGGTACCCGATAACGCCGCCCTCGCAGGAAGGTCATGTGGTTGCCCACGCCGTAGGTCATCTCCTCGATGTCGGTGTTGACCCGGATGACCCTCCATTCATCCTCGACGGTGACCGGAGGTGGCACGCCCAGGTCTTCGACCTCCAAGCTGTTGGGGGCGACAGGCCGGGGCTGCTGCTGAGGTTGCACTTCCTGAAGGCTCTTCATGGGGTCGTATGGGGGCACACCTGGCGTTACCTGGGGGTCGAAGATCTGATCGGTTTCCACCGTGAGGGGCTGGCTTTCCATGGCCTCGATCTTGGCCCTGGACTCCGGGGAGAGCTCAGTCATCTCACCCGTCACCGGGTCGAAGATGCCTTCCTCCTCCACCACTGTGTCCACCTGGTTCACCAATCCGACCTCTCGCTGCCGCTTCTCAAGCTCCTTCTGATTCTGCTCTGCCAATACCTGGCGCTGCGTCCCGGTGTAATCACCTCGTGCTGGTCTAGCCATTCACATTCCTCCTAAAGGGAGAGAGTGCCTGGACCGACCCAACCAGGCACTCCCACCCGACCAGTAATTGCTTAGTTAGTCGCCGCCAAAACGATGCTCTGATCGGTAATCAAACCGAATCCCCAAATCGCATACCAGGCCAATGCGTGCTCACGACCGAAGTCCAACACGCCACCATCACGGAGCTCCACCGGGAGAGCGATGGCATGCCCGAAGGCATTGTCCCCCAGGTAAAGGGCCAGGTGAACGACCCCGGCGTTGGTGTAGGTGGTGGGCGGGACGGTGGTCGGGCCAGTGCTGGGAGCGTACTGCCGGATCTGAGTCGTTTCGATATAAACGACATCATTCAGACGGCCTATTTCTCCAATCATGAAGTTTCCAGCGGCAGCGTATTTTGTCACTTCTATGAACTCAGGATTGTCCCTTAGACGCCGAGACTGATGCGGGTCAATAAACGCCACATACGTCTCGCCCAGCCTGGGCACATTCTTGGTGGCGAGCGTTTCGACAGCGTCCTTTGTGACATTGACGCTGAGGAAGTACGTCCCATCCAGTCCGTTCCAGGCCGTCGCCAGCGTGCCAGCGTCGTAGGGGGACAGAGGGGTACGAGTGGCACCCGCAGGGGGCGGCTGATAACCGAACAGCAGGGAGGAGGCCTGGTACAACGTGTCCCTGGCACTGCCGTCCAGGTACTTAGCCATGTTTCTCCCGAGGAGCCTTGAGCTACTCGCCATCACGTCATCAAAGGAGGAGTTGAGCAAGAGCTCACTCACGGCCACGGCATAGCCCTGCTCTGCCACCGTGATGGCGTACTGAGAGGCCGTCAATGCCGCCGTCTGCATGCGGACACCTTCAACAAGCTGCGTGGCGTCACCCAGGTTGTTGTAGCGCATGAAGTTGATTTGCAGTCCAGGCTGAATGCCGAGCTCTGTCTTCTTCACAGCGAACTGTTCAAAGCGCAGCACCGGCATGCTCTGGAACAAAATCTCCTTGCTCCAGATCACCTGGATAGCTGGAGATAGCTGCGAGTTTGTGCCCGGATATCCCGTGGGGCTAGCGCTCAGCAACGGGGTGCCGGTGATTGCGGAAGGCATACGCCTTACCTCCTGTTTGGTCTGAGGCCCACGGCCTTCCTTCGGGTACTACCTCTACTGTTGTCTACGACTTTGCGACGCCGCACGCAGCAAGCTGTCACGTTGGGCACTGTACTCTTCGGGTGTCATCGCCTTGAGTTCATCTGCCGTATAGGTGCGTGTCGTCTGGCTGGAAACATCGGGCCCAACCGGTGGTGACGTGACTCCCACAGTCGGGCGAGTTGCATTTTGATTTCTCACAACTTGCTGGTAATTGCCCAGGATCGCTGCTGATTTTTCCTTGAGCAGATTGATGCTGGAGTCGATCTCTTGCTCCGTATTACCGGACACGAGATCCCTGAGCTCTGGAGCGATCTCGTCACCCTCCAAAGCCATGCGCTGAGCCAAGTAGGTCTGGAGGGAAGCATGCCGCCGCTCTTGCTCCAACATGGCGAAGGCCCGCTCCCGCTCAGCCCTCTCCTCGTCCAGCTTGGTCTGCCACTCCTGCTCCTTGCGCTCCAGGAGGGTGCGAACCTCCATGTCCTCCTCTTCCTTCTTCTTGGCAGCCCGCTCCGCAGCCTTCGCCGCCTGCTGGTCTGCCTTGTCCCGGTCCTCCTGGGCCTTGCGGAAGGTGGCGAGCTCGTTCTCTAGTTGGTCAGCCCTGGTCTGCTCAGCGGTGACACGGGCCCGCTCTTCCTGGCGGATGCGCTCCACGTCCTCTGCGGTGAACTGCTGGACATCTGCACCGGAGCGTTGGTTGCGGTTGCCCGAAGTCGGAGGCTCAGGCGGCGGCTCCTGCACCGGGATGGTGATGCTGTTGGGATCCTGCTGGGGGGTCGGTTCGCCCTGCGGCTCGTTTTCAATGACGGACATAAACGGGGTCGGTTCCTTCCTTAGCTAGTGGAGTCTTCTTCGGGCAAGCGGCGCTGAGGCAGAGTGGTCCCATGAGCCAGGGTGACGATCCTCTGGAACATCTTCTGAACGTCTGCGTTGTCCTTGAGATCGAGTCCGGGGGCGGCGGCGATCTTGGCGGTTGGCGCAGTGTTTACTTGCGGACCACCCGCAGGCTTAGTGTCTCCCCCGTTGGACGAGCCGCTCTTGGAGCCGCCATTGCCTCCACCATTCTGTGGGGGTGGTGGGACTGGCTGGGGGCCCTCTGGCGGGACCATGCCGGTCATGTTGACAATGAGGGAGGCGACCTGGGCCCGGAGGAATTCCAGAGCAGCTTGCTGTTCGGCGTCGTCCAGCAACTCCTTGAAGAGCTCCTGGAGCTTTTCGTCGGGCTGCTCCTCACCGAGCTCTTGGAGGGCACCACGCTTCGACTCAAGCCCCAGCGCCATCTTCACCTGGAGCTCGTTCAGCAGGATCAGCTTGTCAACAGGAAGAGGCGGCTGAAAGTGGACCGTGTTCTCATACGTCACCGGGTCCATCGGATCCAGCATCGGTAGCTGGTCATCCCGCAGGGGCGGATCCTCCAGCGGGTCATAAACCAGCCGATCCGGCTCCTTCATGAACAGGGTCTTCAGCGCCAACCTGTTCACCTCAGCAAAGCCCTCACCATACTGTGTGGCCTTGAGCTTGAACCGATTCATGAGCGGTTGATATTGGATGGCTAAGGCCACGCCAGAGGTATTTGAGATGGCCTGTTCCTCGCCCAGCGCCGTTTTGGGCACACCGGTCATTTCATGCATGGCCTGCTTAATTACTTCCAGGGCTTGCAGAGATGTCTCGATGCCACGGGGATCGAACAGAAGGTTCTCTACCTTGGCTTCCTTGTTAGGGATTGACCAGGTCTGATGGCTGCCTTTCTCCAGGTTAGAGGCCCGAGCTCCGATCACTACCGTTACCGGCGCAGCGTGGTAGTTGACGATATCGAGGATGTCCGTCATCGTCTCGTTGTAGGCCCGATTGAGCACGGTTACGTCCTGTATATCCGGCATACCCCACGGCGATGAAGGGATCGGTAGGTTGCTGATATGGACAATAGGGATCTCACCCAACGGGTTCTCACGGCTGTCGATGAGCTCGTCATTAACGTACTCTTCGATCTGATTTTCGGTGAGTAATTCCGTGTAAGTAAAAACCTGTCTCGTCCCTTCTGCCGATGTCCCCCAGAAGCGATATTTGAGCTTAAAACGAATCATTCGAGCCCGGTCATGTGGGTGCCATTCCGGGAACGCATAGGCGCTATTTAGCGGCAAGATACGCACCCGACCCGGATGTGGCATGCCCGAAGGATCCACCCAGGGCTCCTCGTAGGCCACCTTTATGAAGCAATCTCCAGTCACCGAGCCCATAGCCCCGCACTCCCACAGGACTGAGTCCTTGCGGTTGTCCTTCTCCCAAATGCGCTGAAGTCGGGTGGGTACTATCGCTCCGGTAGCGTCGGGTGAGCGAAATGAGACGCCCTTACCGAAGACAAAGTTAGTGGTAAAGTCACTCAATGCCCTGGTGTAGTTAAAGGTTAACTGCGGCTCACCTAAGTCAGGACGTTGGGCCCAGTGGTATCCCAAATAAAAAGCCCAGTTCATGGCGTAACGGTTTAACCGTGGGCCATGTACCTCAAACTCCTCGTCCGCTAGCTCCACCAACCCGAGCGGGCTTATCTGGATCGTCAGGTCTGACGATGCGGCACGATAAGAGGGGGACTGGAATTGGATTGACACTATGACCAACCAGGAGAGTGTCGGATCTGACCCTTCTCAGGCACCCAGGCTTGCACCGGGTGGCCCTGGATATCGTTCGGGTCAAATGGTTCACCAGGTAGGAATGTCTTAGCGAACACTCCTACATGTCCAGCCTGTTCATAGTGCCCTTGAGTCAAGGGTGGAGGATGGTACGGAGCGTGGCGTCGTCCCTCATTGCGCCGGTCATGGAAGAGACGATGACCGCCGATGCCGTCCATCCTGTCCATCAAGACTCACCTATATGGAACCGGGTACGGCCAGGCTTCTCCAGACCCTCAGTGATCAGGTGCTCACCCCGGTGGTACTCACCGATGTCGCCCTCCAAGGTGGGGTAGTTGACCTTGCCCTGGTGCTGAGTGATCCAACTGACCTCCATAGGAGCAGTGGATGTCAGGGGCGGCGGATGGTAAGGAGCGTGGCGACGGCCCTCGTTACGACGGTCATGAAAAAGCCGATGACCACCAATGCCGTCTGCTCGCTCACTCATGTGAGTACGTCACCGTTGTGGCTGTTGCCGTCGCTGCTCATCGTATTCCATCTGCGTGCGAGGCAGCCGCCGACGCTCCGCAATCTGAGTCAGGATGCGCTGCACCTGGCGGTCGTAGGCCTTGTGCGGGTGGCCCGCAGCCATGGCCGCATGACGGGGCTGAAAGCGGGTCAGGTTGGAGGACTCATCGGCCATCTTTGCTCCCATACAGACGCTGGTTGTCGCTCTGATAGCTGTTGTCGCCGCCACCAGGCCGGTAGATCTGCTCCAGCGTGGAGGAGAGCCCGCTAGGGGCAGGAGCACGGCCCTCCCGCCTGGGCGAGGAAGACAGCGGGTTAGCGTGGGGGTCACGCCGGTCGTTCCACAGCGTCTCGATGTCCATGTAGTCGATGGGGACACCCTTGACCTTGTAGTCCTGCATCACTGCCTCCCTGACAAAAATCTGGAGCCCCCTGCGACCACTCCGGGCATTTTTTCCAGTACCCTGGAGGTATGGCTACCACGACCATCAAGCTGACCAGGAAGGAGTTCGCTCTCCTTTACGAGTACCTCGACAGAGAGCACTCGTTCGTCTGGGATCCAGCCGAGGTCGGGAAGACCACCAAGTTGGGCAAGGAGCTCTGGGACCGGGTCCAGAAGATCGCCACCGAGCAGGACTTCACCCCTAAACATAAGGCTGTCCCGTCCGGGTAACGCCCTTCACCCTGGGCTTTCCGCTCTTGGTGGGGGCCGAAGTCTCGATGTGCTTGCCGCCCTCCCACACGATGGCCTGCATGTGGTGGGGGAGCTCGATGTCACGGCCCAGGCCAGCCGCCCGGTAGGCATTCTCAAAGTGCTCGTAGCGGGTGGGCTTGCCTGAGGCCAGCGCCGCAGAGGAGAGCCCCCGGCCCGAGTAGGCAGCCGGGTACATCCGGTTGATGGCGATGTCATGGGCCCGGTAGTCGATGGTGACGTGGGTGTGCTGATGGGGGTAGGCGATGTTGTGGTAGAAGCTGTGGATCTTCGGGGCCGTGCGCCGGTTGATCACGTCCTCGATGTTCTCGCCCTCCATGAGCCGGTGAGCTCGCACCAGCCCGGTGTCAGAGGCATGCACCAACGACATGCCCTTCAGGAGGTGCTCCACCTCCGGGGTGCGCCGTCCCCCCGCCTCTGAGCGATGGATGGCAGCCCAATCCTGCTTTTTAAGGCTGTGGAGCTCCTTAAAGGCCGGGATATTACGGCTGCCCCAATCCATCTGCGGGCTGATCGAGGCCACCATGGCCGCACCATGTTCAGGGGAGACAGAGGTGCGCCGGATCCCCTTCTGCACCGCTTCATGCACCTTGGGATACCACTCTGAGCCCGAAGCCCGGAGATGGGGCGGGGTGACATCGTGGAGGTGCTGGATGTTACGGACAGCCTGCATGAACTGGTCCGGGTTGCCCAGGTCGAACTTGGGGTACTTGGCGGCAAATCCCACCTGACTGGACCGTCCAGTCGGTGTGCGAGGGGCATCAGAGCCAGGACGAACGAAGGGGCTACCCACTACGTCGGCCTATCTCGACGGCCCTCACCACGGCGGTCATGGAACACGTCATCACCAACGTCAACGGTCTTGTGCACTCCGTACATGCGGACCCGTCGCCCGGAGGGCTGATTGCTGGGCGGGACCGAGTGGGTGTACTCGATGTCCTGGAAGGGCCCGCCTTCTGTCTCAGAGGTGGCCTCCCCGGCCACCACGCCGTAGTGCCACTGGTTGGCCTTGGGGTTCTTCCACTTGACCACCCGAGCTCTGCTGCCCTTCTTGGGCGCACCGACACTGCCGAAGGGCGTGTAGGCAGCGTCGAACTCAGTGGCGTCCATCTCAGTCGGTGACTACCTCAGGGGCCCGCCGCTTCTGGATGCGTCCGTTGCGAACCACCTCTTCATAACGGACTTCGGCTTGATCCGTAAATGAGCCGTGAGCAAATTCCCCCAACATGGTGGGAGCATCGATCCAGGCAGCGGAGCCGACATGAGCTCGCTCCGAGAGCGTCTCCTCTGGCATTTTGAACTGGACGTTGGGGTCAACATGGTTGATGCGACCCGGTGCCGACACCATGAACTCCAACATCCCCCGTTGGAAATCGTTGGGCACATCGGTGTCAGTGGACAGGCCTTCCTCAAAGCGCAGCGGACCCCGGCCACCAGGTGCATTGGGGCCAACACTTACGTCATAGGCATAACGCCCCCGCTCCGGGAACGTCGGCTCAGGCCCCAGGCTCATGGAGGCTCCTCTCTACGGCTTTCATGGCTTTGTAGGAAGGCTAGTGAGGGGCCCCTGGCCCTCCTTGACCACCCGAGTACCCTGGAGGCATGTCCGACCTGTGGGCGCAGCAGACCTCCATGCAACGGGCCCTGGGCACCAGCCCGCAGTCAGGTGACACCCCCGCCGACAAGGAGCTCAGTACTGCGACCACTCCGTATGCGGCCCAGCTTCAGTCGCAGTCACAGGTAGCCCGCTGGAAGAGCATGGCCCAGCCCGCCGTCGCTGGTGCCGCCGACAAGATCAATGGAGCTATCAGCGACGTGCTAGGGCCCTTGAACGGTGCCTTGCCTGGCGGCTAGTGGGCACGGCCCGCCGTTCCGAGCGGCCCCACCGGCTGGCCGTGATCTCCACCTCTGGCACCACCAGCACCTGGCTCATGATGGTGGCGCATGACAAAGAGTCGACGTAGTCGTCGTGGACGCCAGCCTCGTCGGGGGCCTCGACCAACAGGTGGGCTCCCTGGTAGCGCTTCTCCACGTCGATCATCTGCTGACGAAATCGCTTCCAGTTCTTGGTTTTTTTGGCCTTCGGGTGGGCGGGCCATGACAACAAACCACGTTGCAGCAACTGCTGGAGGTGCTTCCACCTGGCGGATTGCTCTGCGATCTGGGACGACAGTGGTTCCACCTGTATGTTGGGGAGAAGTCTTTTAAGACGATCAGCAGCTACATCGCCTACGCCCTGAGCATCTACACCCATCGCCACTACGCTGTAGTTACTCAAAAAATCGACTATGCGCCAATACTGCTCTTCCCACTCCTCCCCGTGCATCTCCAGCCAGTTCAGGATGCGATGGTCGTAGAGGCCAAGCTCATCGGGCCTGTCCCAATCCACCCATAGGACTGTAACCACGGTACTGTCCATCTTCCGGGCGAAGTCAATACCGGCCACCAGGGGTGTCTTCCAATAGCCTGGCACGATAGGCATGGTGGCATCACCGAGCTCATCCATCCGACTCTCAGTGATGAGCATGCCCCGCTCCAACAACCACTCCAGCTTGTAGTTGAGTCGGAATTCATCTGAGTCCTCTCCCACCCGCATGGCCTCGCCCCGGATGTAGGCGGCGTAGTTGCGGTTGTAGCGGGCGCAGTATTTCCAGTCGAAGCGGAAGTGGTTCTTCTTACCACCCCGGCGTAGCTCCTGGCGACGGTTGTGCTGGATGGTCTTGTAGAACAGCCCCTTGGTGATGTCGGGAGTGCCGGTCATCACCACAGTTGCAAGATAGAATGCACCCATCGGTGAGATACTCTTATTAGCGACGTACTCATCGACGGCCTGCGACTCATCCACGAAGATGACGTGGTAGCTCTTGGACTCGATCTTGGCCCTGGGGTTGGCCGTCTGCATGGCACAGAAGCTGCCGCACTTCTTGAGCCGCACCCGACGAGAGCCTGGCTTGACCTGGTCATCGATGTCGGGATCCTCCAGCATTTCCAGGGCCCGTTCGCTGGTCAGCCGGTCCACCATGCGACCGAACAGCGTCTCCACCTGTTGCTCCACCGGGGCGAAGCAGCCGATCATGACGCCCCGGCTGAACTTCTGGAGAGGCTGGAACTCCTTGAACATCTCGGCCAGCCGGGGTAGCAGGATCATCAGGCTGGCCCCCACGTTGGCAAGCACCTCAGTCTTCCCACTCTGACGGCTGAGCTCACCCGTTATGGTCGCCCCGTCTCCTGAAATAACCGATTCAATGATGCGCCGCCCCAGGCTCTCCTGGTAGGGAAACATTTCCACACCACTGAACATGACTGTGAATTGCCACACCTTGTCAGTGAGACGTGCAACGAACTGCTGATCAGTGGGGTCGAGCTCCTGGGGGGCGTAGCTGGCGATGTCATCGGACAGGCCGTCCTCGCTCTCGGCCCAGAGCTCCTCGTCAGGTTCTTCCAGGCCCGGTTCGGCCACATACGTCATGTATCGACGCTAGCTTGACCAGCCATTTTGACCCTGACCAGTCGGCTCTGTATAGCGCCATATCACTGTGTATAAAGCCAGAGATTACGCACAGAGTTATCCACACCCCTGTGGATAAGTTCGGGCTTGACGACCTGACTTGGTGGTGCCAAGGTAGGCGATTACCGACCGACTGAAGTCGACCGGCTGGAAACATAGGTGACCCACGGCGGCACCGGATAGGGGAAGCGATGACAGAAGGCTTGGTACACCCATGCCTGGATTTAGGCGACTCACCGGAGCACCGGCTGCTCTACTGGATGGGTCAGCGAGCTCGACAGCGTGATGGCGTACTTGTGCGAGATCCCGAAGATGTGCTATCGGAGGCGGCTCGCCGGGTGTTCGGATCAGGAAACAGCATGAAGCTCGTCCCTTGGATGCGAACCCTCATCGACTGCGAGTTCATTGAAAAGACTGAGGTTGGGCCCCACTATCGGTGGAAAGTCCTGGTCACATGCCCTGGAGAGAAATTCTCCGGGGAACTTTCCCCGGTACCCCACGCCGCAGGCGGGAGGAGTGTAAGTCTAGCGGCGAAGCCGCTGGAGTGGAGCGACCCGGAGGATCGCTCTGGCAGCGACAGAGCGATACGACGTTCTTTGAAAACAAATTCAATTTCTGGACGGACTACTTTTCGCCAGAGGTCTGTCCAAACGCCAGTCAAGGAACTGAGCAACCTGTTCTATGCCAGGACACTCCACAGAGGGATGGCCCGCCCCGGCGAAATGAACTGGAAAGGCTTCGGAGGGGCTATCAAAGCCTGGATAGAAAATGAAGACATGGATGTGTGGTTGATCCGGCGCATGATCAACGAATTCGTGAGGCATCCGCAGTGGGTCAATAATTCCAAGAACAATGCGTGGAAGGTTTTCATCATCCGGCGTGATGACCTGACTGCAATCTTGTCCACACAACAGCGACGTGATCCCTCAGCCAGCAAATCTCGCTTCGGCCACGACTACCTCAACGGTCGTCGTCAGCCACAGCACGCATGACCCCGGCCTGGAGAAACCAGGCCCCCACTGACAGGTTCCTCAACTTCAGGAAGCGCCCTTGCGTCGAGCACCTGGAGGAGTATTTCGATGAGGGACTGGAGGCACTGGCTACCACACGAGCTCTCTGCGTCAAGTGTCCTGCGTTCCAAGCGTGCACCAACTGGAGCCTCGCCCACCACGAGGATCTGCCCTATGGCATCTTCGCTGGCCTGACACCGGAGCAGCGCACTCGGATCGTCCACGGTGTCGATGAGTACAAGGACTGGCGGCAGGACTACCTCCGCAGCCGGGTGAAGCAGTCTTACAAGATCCGACGCAAGGTCCGGGCCCCGAACCCGCCTTGCCCTACCTGTGGCCGGTCAGACACGGTCAGGAAGGACGGTGTAGTAGACAATAGACAGAGGTATCGCTGTAGAGAGTGCAAACATCCCCGAGTATTTTTAGGAGAGGAACTGTGAACCGACCCTTCGCACCCTTTCAAGACATGACCCTGGACGACTTCGTTGGTCGAACCGGCAGCCAAGCCGAAGCGCTCAGTGCCATTGAAGCCTTTATCAAGAACCGGGAAGATAATTTCAAGCGTGGGGCTGGGCTGCTCTTCGTGGGCCCTCCAGGTGTGGGCAAGACCTTCCTCGCCAACATGGTGCTCAAGTCCTTCATGGAGGCAGGCGACACTATCGAAGCCATCGAGCTCAGCACCTACATCAACCTGTACCACGAGAAGTTCGATCTGATCGAGCTCCTGAAGCGGGACTATGAGCCCGCTGAAGATGACTTTATTGAGCTCAAGAAGCACCTGAACATGATCGAGCGCAAGGCCAAGTGGGTGCTCTTCGATGACATCGGACGTGAGCATGAGTCAGGATCCGGCTGGTCGAACGAGCAACTGTTCAATGCCTTCCGGTTCCGTTGGAACCGTGGCAGACCCACCATCTTCACCACGAATTTCGATCTCAACGATCTCGGAGCTCGTTATAGCGAGGGGTTTGTCAGCTTGATCGGAGAAGCCTGTCAAGTCGTAGAAATTAAAAGTGACGACTACCGGTGGACAAGGGACGAATAGGCACCGACATCCAGGACCGGTTCCTGTGGATCTGGGAGGGGGCGCTCGCATCCCTCCCAGACCACCGGATGGTCCGGGCTATGGAGAAGGTCAAGTGCAACCTGGGCCTGTGGGACCAGGCACTGAGCTACTGGCAGGTACGGGACGAAGCCATCAAGTGGATGTGGTCGATCCTAGAGCGGACTTACATCCGCATCGACGTAGTGGTCACGACACGTCCCGCAGAGTTTGCTCAGGCTCTGGCTCGTAAGTGCGAGCAGGAGAACTGGCCGATCCGCTATGTGACCGCTGAGTCACCACAGAAACTGGGCCGAAGATTATCCACGATGCCTGATGTGAAGCGGGTGTTTTACGGTCTGGCTGAGCAGCAGTGGGCCTATGGCCCGGTTGGCTACCACTTTGGGGGGGACGTGAAAGGACAAATCGTCTGATGGACATCGAGTACTCCCTGATCTCCAAGATCATCGAGGCTGGCGACTTCGATGCCGTGGCCCAGGCCCGCATCACGCCACGGTTCTTCCTCGATGAGGAGAACCTGGGCATCTTCCAATGGGTTCACCACCACTGGTCTGAGTACGGGCGGGCCCCTGGTCAGGAAGCCTTTCAGCATGAATACCCGAATCTCTTACTACTTGAAACGCCCGAGCCCCTCGACTACTACATCGGAGAGCTCCAGAAGCAGCGCAAGTTCGCCCTGATCACCGAAGCACTCGACGGCACCAGCGAACCCCTCAAGAAGGGGGACGTGGACGCCGTCATCAAGCTGCTGGCCTCCAGCCTAGAGGGGCTGCACTCTGAGATCGTTGCCAGCAGCGTCGAGCTCGTGCACGAGACACAGGGTGACCGCATGGACTACTACGACCACCTGGCCGAGCAGACCGGACTCCAGGGCTGGCCCACCGGGTTCCCCACCATGGATCTGGCTACCAACGGGCTCCAGGCCGGTCAGCTTGTCACTATCACCGGGCTCCAGAAGAAGTTCAAGTCCATGGTGGCTATGTGCATGAACATCGCCTGCAACCGGGCCGGGGCCCGGACTATGTTCGTGGGCTTTGAGATGAGCAACACCGAGCAGACCACCCGCTTTGATGCTCTACGGGCCGGGATCTCCCTGACCCGGTTACAGCGAGGCAAGCCCACTACTGAGGAGCGGCGCAAGCTCATCCGCATGATGCACGCCGACATGCCCTACATGGCCTTCGTGCAGGACTCCACCAGCACCACCACCGTGTCAGCCATCGCCGCCCGGATCCAAGAGCACCGGCCCGACGTGGTGTATATCGATGGGACGTACATGATGGATGCCGAGAGCCCTGGCCTGGACCCCGGTAGCCCCCAAGCGTTGACCACTATCACCCGGTCACTCAAGCGACTGGCCCAGCGAGCTCAGGTGCCCATCGTGCAGACCACACAAAGCCTGGGCTGGAAGGCCAAGCGGGGGCTAACCCTCGACAGCATCGGCTATAGCAGTAGCTTCGCCCAGGACAGTGATGTGATCTTCGGGACCGAGGAGATCAAGGACGCCGAGCACGAGATCATGCTCCGCATCATCGCCAGCCGTAACTGCCCCGCCCAGGAGGTACGCCTGGCCCTGGATCTCGATCACGGCTCCATCCAGGAGACAGCCGACATCACCTACGCAGCCGACGACGAAGACGATGGACCGGCTGCTTGAGCACCTGGGGCTGGAGGACATCCGGCCCCTGGGCAACGAGATCGGGGCCCGCTGTCCCAAGCACCCCACCAGGGAGAGCAAGCCCGACAACTGGTCGATCAACCGGCTGACCGGGGCGCACCACTGCTTCGCCTGCGGCTACAGCGGCTCGCTCATCACCCTGGTCATGGACATGACCGGCCAGAGCCTGTGGCTGGCCCATCAGACCATCCGGGAATTTGAGGTCGAGCTCACCGATGTCGAGCCCGAGCCGGTGGTCGACCGGACCACGGTCCTCCAGGCTTACGAGCGCTTCGGAGAGCCCCCTCAGAGGGCCGTGGAGCGGCGCAAACTCACCATGCCTGCCCTACAGACATATGGAGTGCGCTGGGACGCTACAGAGCTCGCCTGGGTCTTCCCCATCCGCTCTCCTCATGGGACGCTGTGGGGCTATCAGATCAAGGCTGCCGAGTTCGTCCGCAACCGGCCACCGGGCATCAAGAAGTCCCAGACCCTGTTCGGACTCGACGTGTTAAAGGGGCCGGTGCCCCGTTTAACCGTGGTCGAGAGCCCCCTCGATGCCGTGTACCTCTACTCCCTGGGCTACCCCGCCGTCGCCACCTTCGGGGCCAACGTGAGCGACGCCCAGTTGCGCCTCCTCATCGAGTACGCCGAGAGCATCGTGCTGGCCCTGGACAACGATCAGGCTGGCCTGGTCGAGATGCGCCGGATCCTGCGGCTGAAGTGGCACCACCGCATGCCCTTCGTCATCTTCAACTACGAGGTGACCCCCGGCAAGGATCCCGGCGAGGCCACACCAGAGCAAGTCCACGCTGGTCACCTGGCTGCGGTCATAGCCTCGTTCTGGTGACGAAGATCGACGCTCGCTGGCTCTGCATCCTGGGCCTGGTCATGTTGACCATGGCGGTCATCGTTGAGCTCGCTGTCAAGCTATGAGGGCACATGTTCAAGGGTGAGCTCTACCCGTTCCAGGCTGAAGCCGTGGAGCGGATGATCGAGGCCAAGAAGCTGCTGGTGGCCTACGAGATGGGCCTGGGCAAGACGGTCATCGCCATCGCCGCCACCGAGAGGTTGATCGAGGCGGGTGAAGCAGGCGGAAGTTTGATTATTTGTCCCGCCTCGATCAAGCACCAATGGTTGCACATGCTGGAGGAGTTCGCTCCCGACGCCCGAGCCATCCTGGTCAACGGCGACAGGGTCCAGCGGGACCGTCAGTACCGGGACTACAAGGGGGGCCATGCTGAGTATCTGATTATCAACCCCGAACAGCTTGTGAACGATTGGGAGATCGTGAGCAAGTTGCCCAGGGACGTGATCATCGCTGATGAGGCGCAGTGGTTCAAGAACTTCAAGCCCCGGCGCTCCAAGAAGATGAAGCGACTCAAGGCCGAGTACCAGTGGGCCCTGACCGGCCAGCCCATCGAGAACCGGGCCGAGGAGGCCTTCTCCATCTTCCAGTGGGTCCAGCCCACCGTGCTGGGCGACTTTCAGACCTTCGACCGAGCCTTCATCGTGCGGGACCATTGGGGCCGGGTCAAGCTCTACAAGAATCTCCCGACGCTCCACCGTCTCCTGGGCGATCACATGGTGCGCCGCACCAGGGCCGAGGTGGCTGACCAGCTACCGGCTGTGACCGAGCAGTCCATCCTGGTGGACTTCGATGAGCCGGGGCGCAACTGCTACAACCGCATCCTGGTCGACCTGGAGAACGACATCCTCGACGCCGTCAACACCTGGGGCAACTTCTCCCTGAGCTCCCTATATAGAGGAGAGGAGGGCCAAGCCCAAGGAGCAATCATGAGCAAGTTGGTCTGCATGAGGATGCTCTGCGACCACCCCGAGCTCCTGCGCCAGTCGGCTGCCAACTTCGTGGACGAGCATTCCAAGCTGGGGTCGGAGTACGCCGCCGAGCTCCAGCAGAAGGGGCGGCTGGACAAGCTGATCCTGCACCCCAAGCTGGTCACCCTGGTGTCGCTCCTGGAGGACATCCTGGGGGCTGACCCAGCCAACAAGGTGGTGGTGTTCGCCTACTTCAAAGGAGCCCTCAAGCTCATCGCTGATACCACCAAAGACCTGACCAAGTCAGTTTTCTTCACCGGGGATGTGAAGCTGAAGGACCGGGACGCCGCCAAGCAGCAGTTCGCCAATGATCCGGGCACCCGGCTGTTCCTTTCCAGCGACGCCGGGGGTGTGGGCTTAGACCTGCCCATGGCAAATTACTTGATCTCCTTTGATCTGCCGTGGTCTGCGGGCGTCTACAGCCAACGGCAGAGCCGAATCATACGTCTATCATCTGTTTGGCCCCGCATCACCCTCATCTCCATCCGCATGACCGACAGCATCGAGGAGTACCAGTTCCAGTTGCTGGGCCAGAAGAAGCGGGTGGCCGATGCCGTCATCGATGGCCGGGGCATCAGCCCCAAGGGGCGGCTCACCCTGGATCTCCAGTCCCTGTCGGCGTTCCTGCGGACGCACCGTGTCTAAGGGCCCGCAATACCTCTTCTGCGGCAGCCGACTGACCGATGACACCTTCATCATCCGCATCCTGTTGGAAGGGCTCAACACCCAGGCCAGGGTATGGTCGGAGACAATCACCATCCAGGATGACGGCAGTCTGGATGGCCTGGAGCACGAGGTGGAGGCCTTCCGGCATCTCCAGCGCCGCAAGGTGCGGGAGTGGTCGGATCCCAACATCGTGATCGCCTTCATGGACCGTCTGTCCATGAACCGCCACACAGAGGAGACGCTCAAGCAGGCCCAGGAGAACCAGCGCCCCGCCTTCGTCGTCTCCAACTACGTCAGGGACCAGGCGGGGAACTTTCTCCCGTAGCCCATAACCGTCACACCCCCTCGTTACGCTTGTCCCATGAAGCGAACGCTGCGCCGACCCAGCGCCAAACCCGATCTCAACCTGCCCGGAATTCGTCGCATGGTGGACGGCTGGTATGCCGTCAAGCAGCAGACGGCCATGCTGACCAACAAGCTGAACGAGGACAAGAAAGCCCTCCAGGCCATGGTGCACGAATGGGGCCAGACCGACCCCTCCAACGGCAACATCTTCCTTGACCTGGAGGAGCCCGTAGGGGACCGCAAGATCACTCGCCTCAAGAGCCAGTCGGCTACCACTACTGGCTTCAATGAGAATGCTGCCGAGGAGATCTTGCGGTCCAAGGGGCTGTGGGACGACATGATCGAGATGGTGCCAGTGCTCGATCAGAGCCGGGTGCATGCCGCCTTCTACGACAACAAGATCACCGAGGCCGAGCTCGCCGCCATGTTCCCCAAGCGGACCAGCTACACCTTCGTGTTGCTGGATGACAACGACAAGCCGGTCTACTGATGGCTGACCTGCTGGAGGGTTTTCAAGACCTGGACGAGTTTTATCCCGGCTCCAAGCAGCGTCGCCGGGAGAGCCAAGAGCAGCGTCATGCTCGCCGGGTAGAGGAACGCCGCATCGAGCGGGAGGAACGGCCCTGGGACTACAAGCCGGTCGAGGTGTGGGTCAACGGGGTCAAGTACGACATGTTCCGCATCGGGGCCCTGGCGAAGGCTCTGAACCGGGATCCCATCACCATCCGGGCCTGGATCCGCAAGCGCTGGCTACCCGGCAACCACTTCCAGACCAAGCAGGTATACGGGTCGCTAGGCAACGCCGGTAGACGGCTGTGGACCCGAGATCAGATCGAATTCATCGTCAGCCTGGCCGAACAGGAGGGACTATTTAAAGAGAAGCCACCCTATGTAAAGGACACCCAATTCACCCGCCGCATCTTTGCGGCCTGGCCCATCCTGATGTGGCAATGAAGCTCACCAAGCACATTCGCTACACCGTCCGGGTCAGGGAGTATGAGGTAGTTCAGGTCGAGGTGGGGGCTGAGGCCGATCACTTTGACCTGGGCGTCGACAGCCGTGCTTGGGCTGAGCTCGACGCCGCAACCCGTGCCACCTACACCGATCACCTGGAGCTCATGGTCATCTCCGAGGTGGACAAGCTGGCTCGTGACGAGCTCCAGCGCATCTCCGGGTGGTCAGAGATCCACCCCAACCTTGCACAAGACTTTCTGCACTCTGCCACGACACAAAGGAATCAAGATGCCCGAACGCAAACTGCTACGCCGCCCTCGACAAGCAGAAGAATACGACGAAGCTCCTGACAGCACTGCTACCACCAACCACGCTGATGACGACACCGGCCTCGCTGTAGCCAAGGGATGGGGCGGCTACCGGCGTACCAAGGCCAACGCCCCTTCCAAGTTCACCCGGCTCTATAAGGTGCCCGATGACGAAGGCCTGATCATGTTCCTGGAGGATGGCCCATATGCGTCGTTCCTCATGCACTGGTGCGATTGGGTGCCCCGAGGCCAGCGCATGAGCTACGTCTGCCTCCAGGATGACTGCCCCCTCGATGAGGTGGATGCCAAGCCCCAGGCTCGTGTGCGCTTCAACATCCTGGATCTCGGTGGCGACGTGCCCACCCACACCACCTTTGAGTGCGGTGTCACCGTGACCGACATCCTGGACAAGCACGCCGCCAAAAATCCTCTGGCTGGTACCTATTGGGCCGTGCAGATGACGGGTCCAAAGAATAACCGGCGCACGGCTATCCGGCCCGTAAAGGCCAGGGATCTCCCCGAGGATTGGGACACCGAGGCTCTCACCAAGGAAGAGATCCAGAAGTTCGACAAGGTGTTATGGGACGAGGATTCGCTGGAAGTAAACTCACGGTCAGAGCTCCAAGCGGTGGCAGACGCCGCTACTCAGTAGGGCTCGTGGCCGGGGGTGCCGACTTCTCCGCTCCCGTGTCCAAATGGAGAGGGCTGGGATGCCGCCCAGCCCTCTCCTACCAAGCTGCTCGTCACCAGGACCGTAAATAGCGTCGAAGACCTGAAGTGCCTGGTGGCCGACTATGAGCAGTTCGATGCCTTCGCCTTCGACGTGGAAACTACGGGTAACCGCAAGGTCCGTATGTTACGCCTGCCTGGGCCCTTGCCGAAAGGTACTACTCGCACGGCCCGAACCAGCGTCCTCTGTCCATCATGTGGGCGTGAGTTCGCAGATGCCAGGCGCAAGTTCTGTTCTGAAATTTGCAGCAAGGCTGCTGCCAAAGACAAACCTCCCTTGGACGCCCGGACCAACACAGTCTGGAGCTTGAGCCTGGCTGGTCCGGGCCGTTCCGATGTCATACCCATGGGGCACCCGGACAAGCGGAAGCAACTTCACAGGGCCGAAGTGTTTGAGATCCTGCGCCCCCTGTTTTTCAGTGGTCGCAGGAAAATCAATCAGAACCTTTCATTCGACCTGTTGAGCATCGCCAAGTACTACGACGGTGCCATCCCTCCACCCCCATATGGGGACACCCTGATCCTGGCCTTCCTGCTCAACGAGAACCTGGACAGCTACAAGCTAGGCCACCTCTCTAAGAAGTACCTGGCCTACCCCACCCGGCTGGACAGCCAGGTCATGACAGCCTACGGGGACGAGAAGCTGGGCGAGTTCGCCTACCGGGTCAGCTTCCAGGAGGCCATGCGGTACTCGATCATCGACGCCAAGATGGCCTGGCTGTTGTGGTGGAAGCTGTCCCACCGGCTGGAGAGCCTGCCCAAGCTGGCTGATCTGTTCGACCTGGAGATGGGCGTCATGCGGGTGCTCATGGAGATGCGCCAGCACGGGGCCTACGTCGATGTGGCTGCCTTCGGGCCCCTGCGAGAAGAGCTAGAGCACCAGGTCGCCACCAAGGAGGCTGAGTGCCTCCACATCGTGGGGCGGGAGCTCAATCTCAACAGCACCAAGCAGCTAGCTGAGTACCTCTACGACGAGCTCAAGCTACCAGTGACCAAGCTGACGGCCACCGGGCTGCGCTCCACCGATGCCGAGACGCTCAAGCGACTGGCCCGCCGTCATCCCTTCCCGGCCAAGCTGCTGGAGCAACGGGACATCCAGAAGATGCTGTCCACCTACATCGGTGGCTACATCCCCCGAATTGACGACGATTCAAGGATCCGGGCCTCCTTTAACCAGGCCGTAGCCAAGACCGGGCGGCTGTCCTGCTCTGAGCCCAACCTCCAGAACATCCCGGCCCGCTACCGCCAGAACACCGAGGGCACCATGGTGCGCCGCCTGTTTCAGGCTCCTCCCGGTTACAAGCTGATCGTGGCCGACTACAGCCAGATCGAGCTCAGGATCCTGGCCCATCAGACCAGGGACAAGACCCTCCTGTACGCCTACACCGAGGGCATCGACCTGCACCTCATGACAGCGTCCCGCATCTGGAAGATCCCGCCCGAGCTCGTCACCCCGGAGCAGCGCAGCATCGCCAAAAACTCCAATTTCAATTTCGCCTTTGAAGGCGGGCCCCAACGAGTCGTACAGATGTCGGGCATCAGTGACGCTGACGCTGAGGCTGTCTATGAGGCCTGGCACAAGAGCTACCCCGGTGTCAAGGCCTGGGGCAAGAAAGTCAAGCGCTTCTGCTGGCAGCACGGCTACGTCGAGACACTGTATGGCCGCAAGCGCAGATTGCCAGAGATCACTTCAGATGACTGGAAGCTACGGGGTTATGCGGAAAGGCAGGCTGTCAACCACCCCATCCAGGGCACCGCAGCCGACGTAGCAAAAATTGCCATGATCCGGGTGAACGAAGTCCTGCGTCAACTGGACGCCCACCTGGTGCTCCAGGTGCATGACGAATTTGTCATCGAGTGCGCTGAGTCCCAAGTAGAGCAAGCCCTACCGTTAATACGGGTCGCCATGGAACAGATCCATAAGGATGGCAAGCCCGTCCTGGATGTGCCCCTGGAGGCCAACATCAGCGTCGGCAGCAACTGGAGCGAGGCAAAAGCATGAGTGACGTAAGTTGGTGGGCACGCAAGCTGGGCCAGGTGCCACCGACCCAGGCACCGGCCCAGCCAGCAAACGGAGGATACCCGGCCAAAGCTGTCCGATGGCAGCCTCAGTACCCCCCGACCGGTCCACGCCAGGAGGTGACGGAGTGGGACCAGCCGGGGAGCGATTCTGACGATAACTGGCACCGGGTCCACCGTCAGGGATTCGTGGAGAAGGCTCCCTCTGGCCTGGGCAAAGACGGTCATTGCCCGCAGTGTGGTGGGTCCAATCTCTTCAGACGCAAGTGGGCCGGGAGCGAGGCGGCTCCTCTGTGCACCGAGTGTGGTTACAACGGCCTGTACGAGCAGTCAGGCACGTTGCTCAACTCCATCGGGATGAAGAGCTCTGGACCCACCCGCTTCGCCAAGTCCGACAACCCTGACCATGTGCCCAACCTGGGTGTCGACGCCAG